TGCCACGCTATTCCAGAACTATCCGTCAAACACTCGTATGCGTTATGTAAAGGACTTTTACGATGCTTCTAGCAATTTCGATATTAGTTTACCTACTCCTATTATGGCCGGAGTTCGCAGCCCTCAGCGTCAGTTTAGTAGTTGCGTTCTTATCGAGACTGGCGATAGTCTTGATAGTATTAATGCTACTAGCAGTAGTATTGTAAAATATGTAAGTCAGAAGGCAGGCATCGGCATCGGCGCCGGCAGTATTCGTGCCATTGGTAGCCCTGTACGTAATGGTGATACAAGCCACACTGGCGTTATTCCTTTCTATAAAATGTTCCAGAGTGCTGTTAAATCATGTAGCCAGGGCGGCGTCCGTGGTGGCGCAGCTACGCTACACTATCCTATCTGGCATTTGGAAGTTGAAGACCTACTAGTATTGAAAAACAACAAAGGCACCGAAGACAATCGTGTACGACATTTAGACTACAGTGTACAGTTTAACAAGCTAATGTACGAGCGTTTGCTAAGTAGCGGCAATATTACCCTATTCAGCCCAAGCGATGTTCCAGGGTTGTATGACGCATTCTTTAATGATCAAGACCGTTTCCGTGAACTATATGAGACGGCAGAGCGCAATACTCGTCTACGTAAGAAGAGTGTTCCTGCTATTGATCTATTCAGTGGGTTTATAGAGGAACGCAAAAACACAGGTCGCATCTATTTGCAGAACGTAGATCATGCCAATAGTCATGGTGCGTTTATTGAAGCAGTTGCTCCAATTCACCAGTCAAATCTTTGCCAAGAGATTGACCTACCAACAAAGCCATTGAATGACTTCAACGACCCAGAAGGTGAGATCAGCCTTTGCACACTAGCAGCAATTAACTGGGGTAATATGCGAACACCTGCTGAATTTGAAAAGGCTTGTGATTTAGCAGTACGTGCGCTAGACGAACTACTTGACTATCAGAACTACCCAGTTCTAGCAGCACAGTTGTCAACAATGAAGCGCCGTCCACTTGGCGTTGGTATTATTAACTTCGCTTATTGGCTAGCTAAAAATGACCTAACATATCAGCACATTACCCCTGAAGGCCTGGCATTGATTGACGAATGGGCAGAAGCATGGAGTTACTACCTAATCAAAGCAAGTGCAAACTTGGCAGTTGAAAAAGGCAATATTGAAGGCGTGCGCGAAACAAAGTATGGTCTAGGATTAACACCAAACCAGACATACAAGCGTGAGGTAGATGAACTAACACCACACGTTGAGCGCATGGACTGGGCCGGCTTACGTGAACAGCTAAAAACAACAGGCATTCGCAACAGTACACTAATGGCTCTTATGCCAGCAGAAACAAGTGCGCAGATCAGCAACAGTACAAATGGCATTGAACCGCCACGTGCGTATGTTAGTGTTAAACAGAGTAAGCACGGCGTTCTAAAGCAAGTTGTGCCAGACTACAAGCGTCTTAAAAACAAATATGACTTGCTATGGGATCAGCGTAGCCCAGAAGGTTACTTAAAGATCATGGCAGTCCTACAAAAATACATTGACCAGGGTATTAGCGTAAACACAAGCTACAATCCTGTCTATTATGAAGATGAAAAGATACCAATGAGTACAATGCTACAACATATGCTCATGTTCTACAAATACGGCGGCAAACAGTTGTACTATTTTAATACATATGACGGACAAGGCGAAATTGAATTCAAGGAAGAAGCTCTAGCTGTTACTGAGCTAGGCGACGACGATGCAGCTTGTGATAGTTGCGTAATTTAACATAGAAAAAGGGTAAACACTATGTCAGTACTAAACACTGAAGGCAAGAAACATCATACTGAAGCAATGGCTTTTCTAGATGAAGGGCTAGGTATGCAGCGTTATGATGTTATGAAGTATAAGCAATTTGATAAGCTAACAGAGAAGCAACTAGGCTTCTTCTGGCAACCACAAGAGGTTGATGTTAGTAAAGACAGCAAGGACTTTAAAGACTTAACACGTCATGAGCAGCATATCTTTACCAGTAACCTAAAGCGTCAAATTCTACTAGACAGTGTTCAAGGACGTAGTCCTAACCTAGCACTACTACCTATTGTTACACTTCCAGAAATTGAAACCTGGATTGAAACTTGGGCGTTTAGTGAGACAATCCATAGCCGTAGTTACACTCATATTATTCGCAATATTTACAGCAATCCAAGTATTGTTTTCGATTCACTACTTGATTCAAAAGAGATCGTCGATTGTGCAGGTGACATTAGCAAATACTACGATGATCTTATTGAATACAGTCAGTGGTATCAACTACTTGGTGCCGGCACACATACAGTTAACGGCAAAAAGATTACAATTGATGTGTATGAACTGAAGAAGAAGATTTGGATGTGTTTGAACAGTGTTAACGTACTGGAAGGCATTCGCTTCTATGTAAGTTTTGCGTGTAGTTGGGCTTTTGCAGAACTTAAAAAGATGGAAGGCAATGCTAAAATTATTAAGTTCATTGCACGTGATGAAAACGTACACCTCGCATCAACACAGTATTTGCTATCAAAGGTATTAACAAAGGAAGATCCAGATTTCGCACGTATTGCTGAGGAGTGTGAAGATGAAATCATTCAAATGTTTGTAGACGCTGTTGAGCAAGAAAAACAGTGGGCGCAATACCTGTTTAAAGATGGGTCAATGATTGGTTTGAATACTGAACTACTAAATAATTATATTGAGTGGATTGCGTGTAAACGTATGACTGCTCTTGGACTAAGATGCCCATATACAGTACCACAAGCTAACCCGCTACCCTGGACACAAAAGTGGATTAGTGGCGCTGAAGTACAAGTTGCACCACAAGAGACAGAAATTAGCAGTTATATTATTGGTGGCGTCAAGAAGGACGTCAATACAGAAACATTTAAAGGATTCAGTCTATGATAGAAATTTGGGGGAAGCCTGCTTGCCCATATTGTGAAGCAGCAAAGCGTTTATGTGAAAGCAGAAACTTAAAATACGTTTATAAACAACTTGATGTTGATTTTACTCGTGACGAAGTATTAGAAACTTTTCCAGGCGCACGAACTTTCCCACAGATTATCGTAAGCGGAACAAAGATTGGTGGTTATGATAAACTAGGCACCTACTTAGAAGAAACAAATTACACAGGAACAGGATGGACTCTATGATTATTCAAGCACCCTACAAAGTAGGCGATGTAGTAAGTATTAAAGTATCCAGCGGCGAAGAGATGATCGCACGTTTGGAAGAAGAAAACGATAATTATATTATTGCACGTAAGCCACTTATGCTAGTGGCTGGACAAAATGGTATGGGATTGGCACCATTTATGTTTACAGTTGATGCAGATGCCAAGTTTAAAATTAAAGCAGCCAGTATTATTTGTGTTGTAAAGTCAGCTAAAGAAGCAGCAGACTTGTATACAAAAAATACTTCAGGGTTAACAGTAGTATAATGTCTAAAGGGGTAGCAAGATTGGGAGATACTACCAGCGGCACATGCTACCACCCTAGCCATCTTGTGCCTATTTCTGTAACAGGGACTATAACCAGTGCTAGCAGCACATATATTGTAAATGGACGCGGCGCGGCGCGATTGGATGATCAAGTAACTACAAGTTGCGGACATACTGATTATATTAATAGTGCAAGTGGCACCTGTATTGCTGATCCAAAACCTGTAGCAAGACTGGGAGATACTGTTGGCAAGAACGGTATCTATATAGCAACAATAACATCTGCTAGTGGCGATGTTATTGCAGACGGATAAAAAAATCAGAAAAGTAATACTTTTTGCTTGACAAAGCGCACTTTGGTTGTTAGTATGAATACATAAGGAATACTAACAACTAATGGTGAGAACTAATGCGATCTGAACTTTACCCTGATGGGGTACGGCGTATAAACGCTAAAATTGAAATCCCAATGAGTGATGCTGATGTATCACTATACATTTTAAGTGCCATTGTATCTGAAAATAGTACATTGCACGATATCCAAAATCTAAACAAACGACAACTGCTACAACTTGCCAAAGAAGAAATTTGGCGAGATGGAGCAGAAGTGCCACGAGCTCGTGCTGAAAATGCTGACCGTGACACAAAGGTAATTATAAAAAATTACGTTAGAATGATGTTTCCGGAGTTGAACTAGTGGAACCAGAATACAAATACAACTGGCGTGATGAGAGAGATAAATGGATTTACGGCCAGCCGGTCACAGACGATGACTGGAAATTTGATACCATGGTTGACATTTATGAAAAACTGAGAAAACAACCAGTACCCAGGAAATCTATAAGTAACATACCTCCAGAAAATAAAACCCCAAAAAAGAAACCTATCATTGCTACTGAAAAAGATGTAGGCACTGATGTATTGCAACGTCTTAAAGATCTATGAGGACACAAATGTTTAAAGCACTAATATCTGCCACAGCTATAGCTATTATGGCTGCATCTTCTGCTTATGCCAAGAATAATCCCACCCCTTCACGAGATGCACAAATCTTGTTGAAGGACTTGGGATACCAGATTAGTGTAGACGGCAGCTGGGGACCACAAAGCCAGCGTGTGATTAGTCAGTTCTACACTGATCGTGGCCTTACTTACGATGGAACGCTCAGTGAAAATGAGTTTGAGGATCTGAGCGCGGCAGTAGATGAGCTTCCCAAAATTGTCGCTCCACGGCATCCAAGATCAAGTGCCGTTGACTATTCAGTAACGTATGACTTTGGACCTGAGCCATGGGCGCCTGTCGATATTGTAAAATATGCTCGCGAATTACGGAGATATTATGGGTATACGTATCAGATAGGATTATACTTTCCACCAGAACATAGCGTGGATAAGTGTAATGAATATATGACAAAAGACACGATTGGCCTAAGACATAGATATCACGATAGGGAATTCCTTGATACAATATATAAATGTATAGGCAGATTGAATACACTAATTATCGACGAAATCCCCAGTCAAGGCCGAAATTCTCCGCACCTCAAATACCTATTCGAAACATTGATCCCGTTGTGGGCCAATAACTATGCCTATACCGCCAAAGGCTTTACAGACCGCAATAATTGTCAAGCGAATATGCAAATCACTTTAAACAACGCAGCTTTTGAGATCTATTTCAATTTTGCCAGCTATTATGGCGTTACACCAGAAATGGATGCGGCAGTTTATCGTTGGTATGAGAAGGCTGACAGCGAGCTGTGTGGCACTGTGAGAACAAGATATTTCGGTAAATGCTTCGATACAACATGGTTCTTAAAAGACCCAGGCAACTCATTCCGTGGTGGCTGGAGTGAACAGAGAACAAACGCTATGCATTGGAATACTGACTGTTCAAACGGGTCACTTGGCTATGCTATGAATTTGGCACGAGGAGGAATGTATTTCAAGAACTCTGATTACATTAATGAAGCCCTAGCCGTAATGCAAATTGTTGTCGATGTTGCTAATGAAGATGGAGCGACACATGATGCTACACGTTGTTGGTACGGCGTAGGTTATATGGGACAGACTTCTGAATATATTGTTCGAATTGCAGAATTAGTTGAAGATCTTGGTGTTGACGTATATAAAATGCGGGGACGAAATCATGGCACTACACCTGAAGACATCGTTAATTATACCGCAACAATTTATATGAATCCTGAGTTAAATCTTCGGTATCAGCGGTGGCCCACCTATCCTAATGTGAAACAAGAATTTGGACAAGATTGTTCGCTGGAATTTAATCGCGATGTGCAAAAGCAACCTGTAGCTGAGATTCTTTCTGAATATTTCAATAGGTTCTCTGGTCTAATGTATAACAATCCAAAATATGAGGAATATCGCAACTGGTATGAATCGAAATCCCATTCTGCAAAACATAGGGGTGGTGTCGCTCTAAATATGTATATTATACAACGTTTAGAAAATTAAAAAAAGGTTGAAAAAAGTTGTTGACACGGACATCTTAATACTGTATAAATAATATTGTAAG